CTCTGTGCTAATTGGTGGCACAGATCAGGTATTTAAAATCGTCAAATGCAAAAGGGAGGCCCGAAGACCGTTTTATTGATTTGACAATTAAAAACAGCCTGATAAGGCCGGCGGATTGTTCATCCGCCCCATCCCGCACGTGGGTATGGTATTATGTTTGTTTAGGCAGGTATTCTCTGCGTCAGGTTATCGCTCCTGATTGCGAGTGACAAAAGTCACCACATGCATACACTAAAAGTGTTTCAACCATCAGCCAATAATAAATCATTGGACAAGACGGTCAGACTCTTGCTCTGAATCAATCTGGGGTCTGCCAGAAGGACACATATTTGGTTCACTCACCATACTCTTAGATCTGGACAGTTGCCGCATTTAGGTAGTTCAGTGTTGGACAACACAAGAAGAAATGGAGGGAGTAATCGGTACCAATACTAAAGTAGCGTTCCACTGTGAAACCCGCAATATTATTGTAGGTCGTATCGTAGGGGAACTCCACCATGATGGTATCATAAACACTCCCATCATACCGTGTGCCCGTACCCGGACTTGTAGCATCACGGGGATCAGTAGTTTCGAATTTAAATGGAGTATACGCTGGCAAAGCAACACTATGACCATTAGTGGTGTTAGTGTGCGTCAGTGAAGCTCCAGCACAAGTCGATGTACTATTCCTCCAGTACGCCCACTCCATAGCGTTTATATTGGTATTAGTATCACCCTGAAAAGTTGCATCATAACCTGGAAACGTATAATTGTACCGGGAGATTCGCGAAGTCAAGGCACTATTACCTTTTGTAGCGTTAAAGGTCCAGTTCATCGACCCCCGCTGAGCTAAGAAACAGTTCGATATGAGATGCCACGGTGACATCAGGGTGAAATTGAACTTGAAATTAGTAGCGGGAACAATCACACCCTTTGCACTATTCATACCACTAGGATCATATCCGTAGAAGGCAGGATGCCGCGTCTGGGTAATTCGGAAAACACCAGCCGTGTTAGAAGTTGGTGCAGGAATCTGAATAGTATCTAACAGATTCTTTCGCCGCAACAATGTGCGCAGAGATCGAACAGTTTCACCGAAATTCACTAGCTCGCGATGAGACTCACTAGCCCCCTGATGCCCGAAATTCATAGTCTCGGCCGGTTTGCGTTCGTAATACTCTTCGGACTGCAAGGCAAATGGAGTCATGTCAAAATTACCAACTGCGGGATTAGCAAATTCCAAGTTCTCCGCACCTCGAACAAAAACCTGGATTCCAACATTAGCGGCAGTTGTAGGACCCGTTAAAGCGGTCAGTACCTTCAACGATATCATGCCGTTATTGAACGTATCAGTCAGGGTCAGAGTAGGAGAAGTACTAGTGGTCCAAGATGATGCACTGATTTGGGAATTATTGTAACACCATGGCAGCGCTTGCTGATAAGGTATACGCACCTCCACATCAGTCTCCGCACCTAAGTCAACAATCTTGTTAAAGACGTAAGGACCGGTATCAGCTGCAGTTTGGACGTCAGTGGAATAAGGATCGTAACTAATACGCACACGCCCCTTATGAAACGGTGTAGCAATGAAGCGAAATCGAAAGATCACATCACCACGCCAGTTGCGGAACAATGTTGATAAAAGGGCCATCGGTGTGAAGTCATAAGTTGTTCCTGATACATAACCAAGTTGCGGGGTTACTACACTAGTAAATAGTGGAGTATCAGCCGCTTGAGCACTGGACCAGGATACATTTGTCAAAAACGATTCTCGCTGCACGAACTTAGAAATAGCCAATTCATCTTCTCCATTGAGACCAACAATGGAAGGGTCAATAGAGAGCTCGTTCTTCGGATCAAGGGCTAACTTTTCGTGTACGTACCCTATCTTAGCTGTAGCCAGCTGAGGAAATGGAGAATTCCGCACGGGTTCTGTGTCCGAAATAACGGGAACGTCTGTAAATCCGAATAAAGTAGCTATCTTGCTCACCGCTGAAGCACCAATAGTTGTGGCTTTCGCGAATTTACCAATGTATGGAACATTACCTAACTTTCTAGATGCCGCAGCGATGGCCGATGCTGGAGCAGAGACCGGACCGACACCATACTCATCAGCCTGCAAAGCTGGAGCAAGTGTGGGTCCTGCAACTACTACGTCCTCCATCCAAGCGTAGCACTGAACCGAAACTGAACTTGTAGCACCATTAGCACTAGCTAGCTGATTATAGATAGTCATGGAAATAGATCCCATGTTGATAAAATCAGCGATAGCACCAACGCGCAGGAAAGATCTCGGCCAAATAAAAGGGCAGGTCAAAACGGCCCCTTCACTGTGTGCTGGATCTAACCAAACACCAGGGAGCTGGGAATTGGGCAAAAAAGAACTCGGAAAGCTTGAAGTTCCGCCATACGCCTTAAAATTCTGCATTGGAAGATACATAGCACGCATCGAACCATACAGGAAAGGGGAGGCATTCAGCACAAATTTGAGTTTGAGATTGCCCCGCAGGAATGCATAATTGGTCAGCTTGTTCTTGATGGAAGCATTTTCAGCAAACAACCTCCACACTGGTTGGTTGAAAAGTTTGTACCCCACTGGATCAGATTGTGACCAAGTGAATGAGAGCACTCTAACGGGACGAGCCATATAGGACGCGAGATCAGCCGTAGTTTGTGCGTCTGCAAGCTCATAATCGAGTGGAGAAACTTCAGTTCCAACAGTAGCTCCAACATTGGAGTCGATAAATCCAGTGGTTTGAGTATCTTCAACAGTCATTTCAGGTACTAGTGGGGCGAGGAGAACTTCTTCAGACTGCAACACACACTTCCACGGACAGCACTGCTCACACTCCACTCGAGTGTCACCCATCACCATGATATGATCACAGTGGGGGCACTCATATCGCTCTAACCCTCTGGTGGGTGGAGCGTTTGTATTTTTGGTTTTGTTATTTTGTTTATTATTTGTTGTTTTAGCGAGTTGATATAAAATGCAAGAGGAAACTCAATCTACGAGCAAGTTTGCTTTTTTCTAGGGCACCCTGAACCCTCACTCCTAAATAGGCGAGCTCCCTGAAGAGCGGGTTTACAATACAAACGCACACTTAACGATACTAGAAATGCATAACATATATGTTACAGATCGCCTGTAAGGGGAGATTAATTTGGCAATACATTGCGCGGGTGCTCTGCCTCACACCCTAGCTTTGTCCCTTCGATATAAGCAGACGCTTTCCAAAAGCGATCTTTCAACTCATCCCAGGTTGGGAAACCTTTGTGCTTCAGTTCGAGCGTTAAGTTATTGGTTTGCGCAATGCGCCACAACCATTCACGCTCCGCCTCAAACTTACTGCGTCCATACCAGAACCACTCATTCAAAGCTGAGTTCATTACGCTTGCCATGTGCAGCTCTGGAGACTCCGTTCCACTTGGGTTGCAAATAGTAAGCATCTTGTGGATAGAAGCCTCTTCTAGAGGACACACAACAGCACCAATGTCCTCATCCCAACGCCAAGTGCGTTTGAGGTATGAAACTTCACTGATGTGGATGAATGGACGTGACTCACTCTCCTTGTCAGCCATGGTATACTCCACTCCGATCTTAGCCATTGAACGTTGGATAGCAGTGTGGTTAAACCAATCTGCATCTCGAGACACATTCATGGCATTATCATCACCATAGGTGAGCAAATTCACGTATGTCTTGAAGTGGCGTGCCTTATCGTAGACTGATCCTGCAAAAGGACACAATTCAACAAAAGCAAAACGCATGTATAGTGCGTTTACCAAGCAATTCACAATAACAGTGAGAGGATGACCTGATGGGTTGGAACCGAAAAACTCGACCAAATCACCATCAAAATTGACAAAAGCGTAAGCCGTGTCTTCAGCGATGCAATCAACCACTGTCAACTGCTCAATCGCCCAACCGGCCTTATGCAAGACGCTGCGAATGATGGAGAACGCCAAAACGATCAGAAGTGCTTCCATCTTCTTATCAAACTTGCCGTAATCACCACATACGTTGCGATCCACACCGTGCTCAGTCAAGAACACATAGTATTCTTGCCATTCGAGTGACTGGACCGTGCATCCTGGAGATGACTCAAAGACGAACGGATTCTCTTGCATGAGCTTCACAAATGGCAGTAAGTACTTACGTACAACATAAGACCAGTCAGCCGGAGCAGCGGTAAAAATTCGCAGCTTACCTTGAGCGATCTTCGACTTAGCGCGCGGTTCATCCTTAACTTGGCCGCTAAAGACTGGACTAGCGCGCTGACCCATCGAATACTTTTCTTCAATGAGTTTGATGCGTTCCATCACTTCATCGTCAAACGTCATGTTTCCATCATCACCGCTCAAAAAGAACTTCTTGCTCTTATTGTACGGTTCACCCATTGAAGTCTTGAAGTTCATCTTATCAATAAAGCGAACTCCCTCAATTCCATTGATGGTGGCCTTGTGAGATAGCGGTTCTAACCATGGAATGCTTCCCACATCCAGGCGATCTAGGATATCATCCGTGTAAGCACGAGCAATCTCCTTCATAATGGATGGACTTACCGATCCAAACTTCTTCTGAGTCGAATCAATCAGTGCCAAACGCCATGGTCGCCAATCTTGAAGTTTGGGCACACCAAACTGAACATCCCATCCGCGCTCGGCCAAGATTTGCTTAGATAGCAGAGTTGGCTTAACCTTAGAACGAGCTGTAGTACTGTGACCTATGTAACTGCCAAATACCGCAATTGATCCCTCCTCAAGCCATCTTAAGGGCGACTTTTGACGAAGCGGTCCGAGCACCTTAGGGCGAGACGGGGACGCAATCACAGGGGCAGCACATTGTATCACAGGCATGGCAAAATGTGTCACAGCCTGCTCCACAACATCGGTGTCAATGGATGTCGCCCAAACCACACCACTAGCATTTCCTAGTGTGTGAATGCCTAAAATCGCTGTCACGGGCTGGTGGGCCACAAGCGGTGATCCACAATCACCGACAACCGTGTTCTCAGAAGCATATCCAGACCACATGTCTAGTGTTGTGTCTAGCTGCTCAACACGCATAGTGGTTGGTGCAGCACACTTAACCTGGATACGTTTCGTTGCAACCGTTTTATCCTTGGTAACATACGTGGCTGTGTAAGCGCCACGCAATGATGGCTTGCGGATTAAAGATCGCAGATCTCGCTTCGTTTCCCAGCTGTAAACCTCGAAGAAAGCAAGGTCGCGTCCTGGAATACGCAAAATGTCGGCCTGCGTCAGTTTGAAAGTCACATTGGGTGACGCTCCCTGAATATGAGGCATCACACTCAACGATACAGTCAAATCACTGCCTGTCATCAAAGTGTGATTATTTGTCATCCACAGATGACCACACGGACTAAAGACATTCCCTTCGCGCGCTATCACGCCGTTAGACACTTTAATCCTCGCGATATTCCGTTCCACAATGCTCATCACTTGATCATGTGGCAAGCTAGCGAAAGATACGCTCGTCTCTGATCGATCAAATGATGATGTCTCATAATCGTCACGCTTCCACACATTCATGCGTTCTGTCACTGGAAAAATGTTATCAGGTGCTGATTGGCGCAGTCCCTGCACTACAGGTGTTCGCCCCTTAATGGACTGATACAATCCGTAGGAAACAACGAGGGCAGACATAGCGCCGATGCCTCCAAGAATATACTTCCACTTTCGCGACATGTAGCACGTACTAGTGGCATCGCCCAACCATTCGTAACACACCCTCTTATCAGATGTATAGTATTGAAAGCACTTCAATGTCAATTTCCGCGCAACTTTCCATTCCATAATGGCATGCGTAATGTTGCGTACACAACGAGATTGAGTATATAGTTCCAGATACTTCCCGATAATCCAATGTGTGGCACGAGTAAGGCGTGATACTTCGCCACGAGCTTGTCGTGCAACGATCTCTGCGAGAACTTCCGCCATGGCAATGTCATCACTCTGCACCACAACATTCGCATGATGAGTCATGCGAATGGGTGCCACAAAGGAACGAATGACGGTACCTTCACGGGAAACGGTCGTCTTCAAAATGTAATTGTAGTCACCATCAGTGTGTGGGATGTAATCATATCGCCATTCATTGCCTGAGTCATACTCAGTTCGCGTGAATGGCTCGCCCATAACCATATCGACAGGTAGAGCGTATTCCCTCGCCTGGACAGAATATTCATTCACTAGAGGGCACACGCACTTTATTGTGTTCATGTCACACGAGCTACAGAGGGAAATCTCCTTCATAGCAGTCACACCCGCACCAGCGCGCGCCTGAATCAATTCAAATGCGCGCATCGTTTTAGCCAGCCACAACAAGAAACTTGTTGAATCAGTAAAAGATGCAACCTCCTCATAGCACGCCATTTCATTTGGTGCTGCCACAACCCTTTCAACCTTGATGTTCCAAAAATCCGGCCAGTCGTCAACGATTGGTGGCAACTTAGATGGCTCTATCATTTCAGGATCATCATCGCGAGCATACTTGAGCTTGGGTGAAACGGTCAGGACGAAAGGAAACCGGCGCTGAACTGCAATTGGGCATGAGAAATACGCATGAGCATTCAGGTGCTTTGAGTTTGTGGTCGCAACACACATTCGTGCACGCATAGGGTTCTTACCCTTATCCTCAAGACTCGCCTGGTTGGGAACCAGGGGAACGTCATTCATAATCTGGATGACCTCAGCGAGCGAGTTATCGACAAGTTTTCCATTTGGATCAGTAAAAGCGATATCGTCGAGTAGTAGGAACCACTTCATAGAATCCCAACCGGACCAGAAATCATCGCAGGAATTGCGCGTGTACTTGAACTCATCGTCAGTTGGTAAGTCCCACACTTTGCCTGCAAACTGAAACAACATGCTTGTGAAAGTAGACTTGCCCACGCACGTCTTACCATACACTAGTAATCCAAATGGTGGTCTACGCGATTTCTGAGCTTCCCGGAACGTGGTAAGGTCGGCCTGCATCATAAGTAAGTCATTCAACATACGCTTGATGTTGGCAATCTCCAATCCGGTCGTCTTCTGACCAAATTTCAAGATTGATCGTCCTTCTTCAATACATTCCTTTAGATCCGACACAAACTTGTGATAGTTGGTTCCCTGTGCCTCAAGGTCACCACGAAATTGAAATTCGCGTTTGACCTTCTGACACGCGTCAAACCATTTACCAAACGAAGTTGGACCATGAACAAAAGTTTCCCAAGACCCAGTTTTGGTAAACAACAACGCCCGTTGAATAAAGAGCGCCATTGTATCAAGAACCGTCGTTACAAAGTTGACACCCATCAATGGCGAAGCCATCTCTTTGCGACACACGAATGCAACTTTTTCGTCAATCTTAACTCCAATTAAGGAGAAGACACCCATAGCAACTGCGTACTTGTACACACGCAAAATTTGCTGGACCAACGCACTCTGCTGTACACTCTCCCAATTGGCAATCAAACTACGGATATCAGTCACTGTGTTGAGGATATCATCCTCAGCTTGCAACTGATGATCGAAGACGTCATGTATCACATCGGAAATCATACCAGCTACCCCGTGGAGTAGCGAGTTACCACTGCGCAACTTAATGAACACAGTGATGGCTAGAGCACGATCCTTATTATCTTTGGCACGGAGCATTTGCAAGCAGAGTAGGACAATGTCCTCCACAAAACTCACAATGACTGGATCAGTGTGATCCTCAAGAAACTTCTTAGGATCAATGAACTCACTCTGGAGCTCAAAATCATTGGTGGCTCTCACGCGTTTTTGAAGACGCTGCGAAACGCCGCGCTGCTTTAAGTCGCCTTTCTTCATACCGAACAAGCCAATGTCATCTGAAAGATAACGTGGCTTATCATGATACTCAGCAAGAACGCCAAATTCTTTGGCGCGCTGCGAGAATGGAACAACCCATGGGAGCACTGTACGTGCGCCCAGTGACTGAAGGAAAGATGCGCGAACGCGATCTTGCTTAAAATAGTTATCATGGATAACAATCTGCGGGGCCTTCATTCCACCGCGCATTCTACTCTTTGCAGTAAACATGCTGCCATCACGCACACAAATGTCAGATACAAGTGTGCCAGGCGTGATCGGTTTACCGTTTAGTGTGACGAAAACGTCGTACATAAAACGGTCCGCTAAAGCGGAAAATATGGCTTGACAATTGCCAGAGCGGCACAAGACCGCACTAGTGTACTGTCCATATCCAATGCTAATCAATACTTGATAGCAAGTACCGACGCTTTCAGTCACTGTCTGCAAGACAGCCGAAGCGCTCGTCGTAACATCATGTCCCTTGGCAAGGGATCCTTCACAAACATGTGCACCCACAATAAGTGAGCCAGCGACAACAAGGTCGCAAAAAACTCGAGACTTGGATCGCAAATTGTTGAAAATCATCTGTTTCGTAAAATAGATATTATTTTCTGCCCTCTAAGAGGGCATACCCCCACCCTTTCTTCGGCGGTTGGGGTCCTTCCTAAGTGAATTTACACTCTACAATAACTGAATACTAATTGGTCTCGTATCGCCAGGCGGTCCTCGGCATCAACTGATGCTGTAACCTACCATGCCTTAACTTTTCACGTCGTCCATATAGGAGCGGAGAGGTGTTTGCGGCAATTGCTAATATACTCGAACCTGAATAAACTTCAATTCAATCAGTTTCATGAAATTGCACTGTCTGTTTCTTTGTGTTTCCTTATCTGATTTTTATATTTTGTGGTTAATAATACAAATAAACGACACTATTTAAACGCAATAAACATGCATAACATATAAGGAGGGGTGGTAAATTTTCTACAGGTGTTATACCCACACCTTTTGTGTTTCACACGGGTTCAACTTCCCGGTCCAGATTTTCTTAAATACTGGATAAAATTAGAACATGTTCCCGGAACATGGAGAGAATCAATCCATTATCATCGATGGAATCCTGTGCTTGTCGCACATAAAGGGGGCTTGGCATCCCCACACACAGAATTCAGCGGCATCACTACTTGCGCATCTGCAATAAAGGGGCTGTCACCCTAATAGTGACCCTCATCAATGAACCTGAAATTAATCGGTTCTCATAAATACGGAGTGTTTCGTCGAAAGACGAAACACCCCG